CTTGTTAAAATGCAGACGCTTGAAGCTCCAAAAACAGCTCTTGATATTGCAATTGATAATCTGTGCGATTTTATTTCCAAGTGGGGAACAATCGCAGCGGTTCTTGCTTTTATTGTCATGACTGTATCCGGAATTATGAATGTTGGTGGTTTTGGCTCATATTTTTCAGGAGATATTCTTGAAATCGTACAGAAAATTGCACAGAACTTTGCAAATGCATTGACGATCATTGTTGCTGCGGTCCCGGAAGGATTGCCACTTATTATTAAACTTGTCACAAAGCAAAATGTAAGTACTATGGAAAAATTTAATATCCTGGCCAAAAATCCAGGAAAGATTCCAGAGCTTGCATACGTAAATCTTATTTGTACTGATAAAACAGGAACTCTCACCACTGGAGTAATGACTCCGAAGACAATGGTAAACGGATTGTGTGAGAATATTATGAATTCAAAATCTGTGCTTAATGATTTGATTATGAATAATATTTGCCTGAATAATAGTGCAGAATTTGATTCTGATGGAAATATTACTGGAGGTAACTCTATTGATCGTGCTGTACTTGGTATGTATTCTTCAACGGATACTTCCGGTGTTAAGAATAGATTTACAGTCAAGGCAAAACAGCCATTCAGTAGTGAAAACAAATATTCGGCCATTATGGTAGACAATGGTGAGAATGTTGTAACATTTTACAAAGGCGCACCAGAGAAGTTAATTGACGGATGTACTCATTTTGTTCATTCTGATGGTTACATAGACGAGTTCGGAGAAACTAAAAAGGACGCACTCAGATCATATATTAAAGGAATGACAGAAAAAGCAATGCGTTGTATTGTATTAACTATGTCTGATAGCTTTAAAGAAAATGATCTTCCTAACAATATGAGTTTTTTATGTGTGATTGGTGTTGTTGATCCGATCAGACCGGAAGTGCCAGAGGCGGTCAGAGTAGCACATAACGCAGGTATCCAAGTTATTGAGATTACTGGTGATTGTCTTGAAACAGCAAAAGCTGTAGCAACGGAAGCAGGTATTTACAGAACAGGAGACTTGGCTGTTACCAATGATGAATTTGAAGCTATGACGGATGAAAAAGTAAGAGAAATTCTTCCAAAGCTTACAGTAATTTCAAGATGTTCACCAAATACAAAGCTTCGTCTTATAAATATTGCACAGAATACAGGGATGTCTGTTGGAGTCGGAATGTCTGAAGGAAACGCTGGGATGTCTGTCGCTATGACAGGTGATGGTGTAAATGATTCCCCGGCACTTAAAAAGGCAGATGTTGGATTCGCAATGCAGGCCGGATCAGACGTAGCAAAGGAAGCAGGAGACATTATTCTTACAGATAATAACTTCGCAAGTGTCGTAAAAGGTATAGAGCTTGGTAGAACATTTATGCATAATATTATGATGTTTCTTGAGTTCCAGCTGCCAATCAATATATCATTACTCATTATGAGTATGTTATATCCAGTTATTTCTGGAGGAAGCCCGTTCTTAGCAGCAGTACAGATCCTCATTATCAATATCATCATGGACTCTCTGAATTCTCTGAGTTTTGGCGGAGAACCACCGAAAGAAGAGTACATGAAAGAGAAACCATTAAGAAAAGGATCTGGATTATTTATTAATGGTGCAATGGCAAGAATACTTTCTACAACTGCTATGTTTATTCTTATATTCGGAGTTATTATATTTGGATTTGACAATATATTTACAACAGATGTATCAGCGATGACCGCAAGATTTGCCACACTTTGTATCATGGCAGTATTTAATGGATTCTTAATTCGCACAGATAGCATCAATTTATTCAAAGGAATTGGGAAGAATAAACTGTTCATTTATATTGCAATTGGAATCTTTGTAATGACATTT